AGTAGGCATACCATTTCAAAAAACGTCGACTAGCTCGTACCCCATTTGGGGTACGAGCCTGTACTGTTCATTGGTACAGTTACATTATAATGTTCACAAATTGTTTACAATTTATTAAAAGATTATATACCATTTTTTTCTCTAAACTGATATAATGCATATAGAAACAAAGAAATGAGGAAGGATTAAATGAAAGTAAAAGATTTATTTAATGTTTTATTGTTATTAACCTTAAATAATTTAAAGGAGGAAACGTTATGACCGTTGAGAATTTTTTAAAGTTATTATTTTTTGGAGAGGAAGTGAGAATTATGGATTATGATAATATGGTTGTGTATCGTGGTTGCGCATTCACAATACCCAGCGAATTTTATCAACGTGAAATAAGAAGCGTATTCTCATGTGCCCTTTTTGGAAACCATAAGTGTTGCACATGTATTATAATTAAATAATATATTCAACGATAAAGAGAAAACAAGCGGTTGGTAGGGTGGGATAAGTTTTATTAAGGAGGTTAAATGTGTTAGGTTATTTAAAAGATGTTAAAACGCTAATTCTTTCATCGCCCGAGTTTATTGATTGTGAGGTTGATATGTATATTGAACCTTCAATATCCTCAATAGTATTTTTTATAGACGCCGACGGATATAAACACATATTCAAAGCACCGATTGGGTTATTTGAGTCTAAACTCACAGCTAATGCATTAGCAGAAATCATCATAGATGAAGTGAAAGAATGGAAGGATAAGTTAAATGAAGTTTGAACAATTGCTTACAGTGATTGACAGTAACGCATATTTAAACACGGTATCTGAAAAAGTTACCAGACTTTATATGAAGGCAAAGTTATTTTATAACATCTGCTTTGCTTGAAAGAAAAGTTAAATTAGTAAATATTATTAGAAACGAATTTTTTATTATAGTGGAGGATTAATAAAATGAACATATGTGACGTATTAATTATAGTAACATTTATTATGGTAACAATAATTGCAATTAGTCAATATATTAACACTAATGTACCAAAGATGTGTAATGTGTTGGTATTAATGAACATATTACCTTGTTATGAAATAACGGTATTTAAAGACGGAAAGCGCCTAAACAAAAGTGAATTGATACAGCATATCAATAGTCCTGTTAAAGCCCATGTATTAAAAAACGGTATACTTTACATTGAAATTTATTAGTTTTTTGAAAAAAAAAATACTTGACATTTCACGTACTATAGTGTATTATATACTTGTAAGGAAGTTATATAGCAACTCACTAATAAGGATATTAAAGGAGGAACAAAATTATGTCAAAAGTATATGTTATTGGCTCAATGTTTGAGGCGCAGGAAATAAACAAAGTATGCGAGGCTTTACATAACCTCAAGCATCAAGTAAGACGTATCAAACCAATTAAAGGAACGTATCAAGATGCCGTGCGTGATTGTTACAAGAATATTGAATGGTGTGACACACTTGTAGCTATTGCAAAATCAGACGGTAGTATAAGTGACCGTATGATCCATGACATTTGTTTTGCGGAGTATTCGGATAAGACAATTTATATCATACGATGCAATGAGTAAGAAACAAGAACGGCAGATATACAAGCAGTAATAGTTATCGGCTAGCAGTAATCAAGCTGACGAGTGGTGCAACTCCACTCACTAGCCTTTGCACCAATGGTGCATGTTACAACAAGTTATAACAAGATACAAAACAAAACTCATTACAAGAACAAGGAGGAAGCAAAAATGAGAAAACCAAGTGTAGCAAGAACAATCACCACACTAAATGTCACAGTATTAGGTATGGACATTGCATCGTGCGGCCCTATGTCTAAGACTTATCCAGTCTACGAGAGCGAAGTACCACGTGATGAAGCAAAACTGTTTAATTACATTCGTAAAATGTATGAAACAGAGACTTTTAAAATTTCAGCAATCTTAGACAAGACACGAGTTACTAAGACATACACCATGCCGCTTAGTAAGTTTATCGAGGAAGCAGAGGTAGTAGCCATAGTAGACGAAGCAGACACAGCAGCCACAGTAGACGAAGCAGCCACAGTAGACGAAGCAGCCACAGTAGACGAAGCACAGTAAATAGGGGGGGATACTAAGATGTTATCAAAGAAAGAATTATTTAATGCAAAGGCAGCAGGACAGAAAATCGAGAAGGGATTGCAGATTGATGTTGTTAATGTCGGTTCATATGCCGACACTGACAAAGACGGCAACCCAGTGGAAGTATCAGTTCTTGTGGATAAAAACGATTCAGTTTTTACAAGCATTTCTAAGACTGTTAATGAAACATTAGATATGCTTGAAGATATCATATCGGATGATGGACACGCTGTAGTTGAGGTATGCGAGAATACTTCCAACAGTGGCAGGAAATTTTATCAGTTAATGATAGTATAGTCGTTTATTAAACTATTACTTAAAGAGGGGGGGAGGTAAAAACCTCCCCCTTAATTACTCTTTATGATTACAGGAGGGATAAAACTATGGGTAAGATAACTAAGAAGTCTCAGTTATTGAAAGATTATAACAAAGAGCGGAACAGGATTAAACGTTTTATTAGAAATGCTGAGAAAAGAGGATACGTATTTGAGCCTAATCTTATCCCACCAAAACCCAAAACTATCACAGCAGGGTCAATACGGAGACTGTCAAAGATTAGACCAGCACAGCTTTATAACAAAGCTTATGCTATCAGTGCAGTAACAGGACAGCCAATAACAGTTGAGCAGAGGAAAAGAGAAATCAGACAAGAGGCATCTAGGAAAGCATGGGAGACTAGGCGGAGGGAAAAAGACAAAGAAGACTATGAGAGGATGAATTCAGATAGAGAATGGCAACAGATGTTTCATGTTTCAAGGATAGTATGGGATAAAGTGCAATCCATGATAGCCAATGTGGGTGTGCAACAATCACAATCAGCAGACCTATTAAACAATTTGTTAAATTCAGAAATTGAGAAGTACGGAGTAGACGCAGTTTTATATTCAATATCGCAGGCAAGTGACGATTTTTTATCAACGTGTGAAGTTATTATTAAGTATCACCCATCTAGTGCAGTGTCAAGAACGGCTGTACAGCATTTATATACATTAATAAGTGGTAATTTACCGAACGATGCAGAACAAGCAGAAATTGACAATGCATTAGCTAACGACGAGTTTTGGGATGAGATATGAGAAAGCAAATAAAATATATGGTGGGAGATTTTGAAACCACAGTATATGACGGACAGACATTCACGGAGGTGTGGGCGTCAGCAGTTGTAGAGCTAGGCACAGAGGATGTTAAAATACATCATTCAATTAGAGAAACATATAATTATCTCTACAACTTAAAGCAGAATATATGTATATATTATCATAACTTGAAATTTGACGGGTCGTTTTGGCTTTCATTCCTATTAACAGATTTGAAATATGAGCAAAAACTCTATGTAAATCCCAATAACGATCGTGACGTACATTTTTTAAAGGAGAAAGATTTAACCCCAAAATCGTTTGTCTATTCGATTTCGGACACAGGGCAGTGGTATAGCATCCTTATCAAAACACCATATGCACTTATCGAGATTAGAGACAGCTTAAAGTTGTTACCATTTTCAGTTAAAGAAATAGGCAAAAGTTTTGATACAAAGCATAGAAAACTGGAAATGGAGTATACAGGGTTAAGATATGCAGGCTGTCCAATTACAGAGGATGAAAAACGCTATATTGGCAATGACGTTCTAGTGGTTAAAGAAGCACTTGAAATAATGCAATCAGCTGGGCACTTAAAACTCACTATTGGTTCGTGTTGTCTTTCTGAATTTAAACACACAATAGACAAGCAAGACTATCAGGCTTTTTTCCCCGATTTAACACAATATAAATTAAACCCCAATGAATATAAATATACAAACGCTGACGAGTATATCAGACATTCATACAGAGGTGGATGGTGTTATCTAAAGAAGGGATGCGAAAATAGAATTTACACACAGGGTATAACGGCAGATGTTAATAGCTTGTACCCATCCATGATGCACTCAGAAAGTGGTAATTATTACCCCATCGGTCAGCCAGTTTTTTTCAAAGGTAAAATACCGTCAAAATGTCTTACAAACCAATACTACTATTTTGTTCGTATCCGTACACGTTTTTATTTAAAACCGAACAAATTACCATTCATTCAGCTTAAGGGAAGTTTTTTCTATAAGGCTACCGAAATGTTAGAGACATCGGATATAGTAGATAAAGATACGGGAGAAGCATGTACATGGTACAAAGATTTTGAGGGTAATATTAAAAAAGCTACTGTTGAAATGGTGCTTACGCAAACTGATTTTGAATTGTTGCAAGAGCATTACAATCTTGTAGATTTTGAATTATTGGATGGATGTTATTTTAGAACTATAACAGGGATTTTTGACGAATATATTGACAAATATAAGAAAATTAAACAGAATAGTGCAGGGGCAAGACGCACACTGGCAAAACTCTTTTTAAATAACTTATATGGTAAACTCAGTAGTTCGGATATATCATCTTTTAAAGTAGCAACGGTGAAAGATGATGGCTCATTAGGATTTATAACCTTTGAAGAACACGAAAAGAAAGTTATGTATATTCCAATAGGATCAGCCATAACAAGTTATGCTAGAAATTTTACTATTCGAAGCGCTCAGCAAAACTATAAATATTTTGTATATGCTGACACAGACAGCATCCATTGCTGTACTACAAAGAAAAATATTAAAGGCATTAAAATACACCCTTCTAATTTCTGTTGTTGGAAGTTAGAGAGCTATTGGGATAAAGCTATTTTTGCCCGACAGAAAACATATATTGAACATGTCACACACGAAGATGAAAAACCGATTGAGACCCCATACTATAATGTAAAATGTGCAGGTATGCCGGATAGGTGTAAGAACTTGTTTCTTAAATCAATGGAAGGGGTGACAGATGAAGAATTAGAGAAATATCCTACAATTCAGCAAGAATTTTTGAAAACAAAGAGAACGCTTGCTGATTTTAGAATAGGATTGAAAGTATACGGAAAACTGCGTCCAGTGAGAATAAGGGGAGGTGTAGTATTACAAGAGACAACATATAAAATGAGGTAAAATGTTTCAGGTGAAACATAGCAAAAGGACAGAATTAAATTCTGTCCTTTTTAATATATCTATAACGTTAATTCTTAATGCATGGGTAGGCATACACCCAACAACACAGGCATGTCTTATATTTCAAAGAGCCTTTCATGCCTATGTTACAAAAATAACTAACGCAGATACCATTAATAATAAGCTAAGGCTTTAAGTATACACTCTTTACAATCAAGTGAATAAAACCTAAAACAACCTCTGTCAAAAAAGTATCGCATATAATCAATTAGCCAACCATTATTTTTGAGCATCACATAATTGATATTGTGGTCATCTGTAGTCACAGAAATTCTTTGCTTAAAATTGGGGTCAACTTTTTTGTCACAGTAAACTATACTTTGTTCTTCAAACATTTTAACTGCATACTCTTCACCCTTATATTTAAGTGTACAGAGATAGCGACTCTGACCCTTCAGTTTTGTAATGAAAGCATTATTATCATTAAGATAAACATTCTGAGAAGCATATGCCACATAGTTAGATTTTTTAAAAGCCCTGTTGAATAGTGAGCTTTCCTGTAATTTAGACGCACTCTCATTATAGCCTTGTTCAAGCACAAAACCGTCTCCGCGTAAAAATTTAACGCCAGAGGTCAGTCTGTCAGTAATGTCCAGTGCTGCATAATAAGGATTTAGCAATGTGACGGCGTTTGAAATCATTATTACAGGCACATATCTAACTTGACTATTATTACCACGCGCTATTGAGGTGTGTATGCTTATAAATTTACTAACTTCATCTGCGCAGTAATGATTAGTTTCGGACTGGAATTCATCTAAAAGAATTCTTGATACATCACTCAGATAGTGAGAATATTTTTTCACTTTATCAGCACAATTGAGAGCCACAGCGTAACCACAGGATTTGCCCTCGTCCTCTTCATCATAGGCACTACATAGAAATAGCTCATACATTTTACTATTACCAATTTGATTAGCTTTCATGGTGTATGCTGAGAAAAAAAGATTGTGTATATCCTTAAAAAATTTGTCCGCTGAGTCCTTTAACTCGTCTTGAAATCTGTATAGTAGGCAAAATTTCTCGCCGTACTTTAAAAATCTATTCACTAGATACCTATTAAAATATGTTGTTTTTCCTGCACTTCTATTTGATGTTGATATATAAATTTCTGGAACATTTCCGTTAATGTCCTTCATGCTTAATAGCTTAGTGCCGTCATAATATTTTATATCGTTCATTTATCCACCTTCTCTGTTTAATTATAACAAATTATCAACAATCTGTCAAATTAATGTTGATAATTTGTTGATAATGTGCTATAATAAGAAAAACGAAAGGAGGTCAACACTATGATTAACGATTTATCAACATTGATTTCGACATTAGGGTTTCCCATAGGGATGTGTTTAATTATGTGCTATTATATTAACAAAATTAACGATGCCCATAAAGAAGAGACTGACAAGTTTGCGGATGCGCTCAACAATAATACAGTCGTGCTTCAAAAACTTTGCGATAAGCTCGACAGTGAGGTGGATGTAAATGACAAGTAATGATATTGTAAGAGTTGCAAGAGGGTACTTAGGACAGCCATATGTATGGGGTGGAGAGTCCGAAGCTGAAGGAGGATATGACTGCAGCGGATTTGTATATTCTGTACTGAGTAAGTGCGGCATGAAAGTACCACGAACTACAGCACAAGGTTACTCATCGTTAGGTAAAAAAGTATCCAATATTCAAAGCGCTGATTTACTTTATTTTGGTAAATCGGTCAAGAGAATTACTCACATAGCTATCGCTATTAACAGTACACAAATGATTGAGTCGCAGGGAAATAGTAAAAACACAAAAACAAACAAGGGCAAGGGTGTATCAATTACTAATATTTCCCACCGAAGCGATTTAGTACTTGTTAAAAGAATTGTTGATTTTAAAAAGGAGAAATTAACGACTATGTGTTTACTGAAAAAAGGCGCTAAAAATAATGATGTCACAGTGTTTGAAATATTGATGGCAAAGCTTGGCTATTATACAGGCTCAATTGATACCACATATGGCAAAGGGTGCGTGTCTGCCTGTATTAATTATCAAAAAGACCACAACCTTATACAAGACGGTGAATGTGGTAATAACACATGGAAGGCGCTTCTCGCTGAGGTGATTTAATGGGGTGGGTAGTTATTGAGGGTACTAGAAAGTATCTGTCTCAAACTCAGATGGAAAACAACGCGCAGGAGTTTAACCGTTACTTTACGGGAAAGTACACACTTGAAAGTATCTGTGGTATGCTTGGCAATATTCAAAGAGAGAGTACCCTTAATCCTGCTCTTAAAGAAAGATTAAGTGCATCCAGTGGATGGGGCTTAATCCAGTGGACTCCATCCTCTAATCTAACTGATTACGCAAATACACAGGGCAGGGATTGGAAAGATGGAGACCTCCAATGCCACTTAATTAATGCTGAGGTACTTGAGGGGTACGGTGGTCAATGGATACCCACTAAGAGTTACCCATACAGCGGTTTAGAATTTTCTCGACTAACAGATGTTGAGGAAGCAGTCAAAGCATATTGCTTTGAAAGAGAGCGTGCAGGGGTTGTGGCATTAGACGAAAGAATTCAAAACGGGAGGAACTGGTATGAATACTTAAGCGGTTCACCTGTACCACCTACACCACCCACACCCTCAACGAGAAAGCACTTACCCATTTATATGATGTTACGCAGGCGATTTTAGAAAGGAGAATTAAAAATGGCTAAATTGTCAAAGGACGAATTGATTGAAAAAGTAAAAAAATATGTCGGCGACAAAACAGACGACGAAACTATCGAGATTATCGAGGATATAACCGACTCTATCGATACATCTGATGCCGATGAATGGAAGAAGAAATACGAGGAAAACGACAAAATGTGGAGAGATAAATATGTCTCACGTTTTTTCGATAAGAAGGAAGAAGACCTCGAAACCCCAACCGAACACGAAGAAGAAGAAAAAGAGTATAATTCCTATGAGGATTTATTCAAGAAGGAGGAAGATTAATGGCTAGAATAATCAGTAAAACTAAACTCGATGCCCGTTCTATTGACATTCTCAATGTTATTAGAAATAACGCATCCTATGCATATCAGAAAGATGTACCAAAAATCGATAAAGAACAGGATATCCCAAAAGTTGGTGAAATACTTTTCGGCAATCCAACCCATGCTAACGAATTTATTAACGCATTAGTTAATAGAATTGCTCTCGTCCGTGTTCAGAGTGCTACTTTCAATAACCCATATAAGCATCTTAAAAAGGGTTACCTTGAATTCGGCGAGTCTGTAGAGGATATCTTTGTCGGAATAATCAAGGCTGTAAAATATGACCCGGAAAAAGGTTCAAGTCGAGAGTTTAAACGTACGCTTCCAAATGTGCAGTCCGTTTTCCATTTAACCAACTGGCGCGTGATGTATCCAATCACTATTGAAAAACAGGCTTTGAAGCGCGCGTTTACATCTGCTGACGGAGTTACTAATCTTATTTCTTCAATTATTGACCAGGTGTATCAGTCTGCAGAGTATGATGAGTACTTACTTTTTAAGTATCTTCTCATAAAAGCAGCTTCGCATGGCAAATTATACTCGCAGCCTGTTAATACTACTGATATGAATAGTGTTGCCGTAAATTTTAGAGGGAAATCAAACTTATTGCCTATTGATATGACAGGTAGATTTAATGAGTTGCATGTTCAGAATAATACCCCAACTGAAAGACAGTGTATTTTTATGGATGCTGATTTCAATGCAAAATTTGATGTTGAAGTACTTGCTAGTGCATTTAACATGAGCAAAGCAGAATTTATAGGAAAGCTTCATCTTATTGACGATTTTAGTTCCTTTGATAACGAGAGATTTGATGCCATTAGGGAAGAATCAACAGAACTTGAAGAGGTAACAACGGCTGAGCTTAATTTAATGAAGAATGTAAAAGCCATTTTAGTTGATGAAGCCTGGTTTCAAGTATATGATAACTTGTTTGAATTTGCGGAAACTCAAGTTGGTAGTGGGCTGTATTGGAATTACTGGCTTCATGTATGGAAAACCATTTCGTACTCGCCATTCGCAAACGCTATAGTTTTTGTTGATACTGACGCGTCAATTGACAAACCAGAAACAATCACTGTAGAGGTTACAGGAAAAGACATCTCTGAGGTTGGTACTATATTTACTCTCAATGTGCAGGACGACACAGCGACACTTGCACCGAACACGCTTAATTTTGTACAGACTGCAGCCCTCACCAAAGTAGGGATTGCTGTTCAGAAATATGGTGCTATTGTTATTCCTTCAACACAGTCCAAAACAGAAATTACTATTGTGGCAGACTTAGACGGAACAACCTACACAGGCGCTACCACAATCACTAGTGATAGTGTCGTTGGCGATCTAGTTGTGTTAAATAAAGGATGATGATGTATGTACATAGTACCAGATAGTGAGGTGTACATGCTGAGTGGAGTACCACTATCCACTCAGCAAAAACACACAATTTATTTTTCAGATATTAAAGCTCAAACTGATTATTTTTTGAGTAAATCAAAAAAGCATTTTACCAATGTAAGTTACAACCGTGTAAATAAGGGTAAATGTCGTATGCAGGCTACAGCGGATAGCTTGTACGATTGTAATTACATGATGTTTCAAAACAGTGCTTTTAGTACACGTTGGTTTTATGCCTTTGTAACTGGAATTGAATATATTAATAACGTGACTGCTGAGATAAGCTTTCAAATTGATGTTTTGCAAACTTACTGGTTCAACATTGAGATAAAAGAATGCTTTGTTGAGAGAGAGCACAGTCTTACCGATAGAATAGGTGAGAATATTTTGCCGGAAAACGTTGAATGTGGCGAGTATGTTTATAATGGTGATGCCCAATTAATTGGGCTAGGCTCATTAAGTACTTGTACTATGGTGCTACTTGCAACAACTGGTGGTTATATGTACGATGGTGTTTACAGTGGCTATCAAATCAAAGCCTTTTCGAACACCGAAGCAGGTAGCACCAATCTCACTAATTTTTTAAATCAGTACTTAACTACTCCCGAAAATATATTAGCTCTTTACACATGTCCAACAGATATACTACCTGTTAATGTCACGGACGAAGGAGTTAATATCACATTTACAGGGAACACCAAGCCGATAAATGTTACTGGTGTACCAATTAGTAATACTGCCACAATAAATGGCTACACACCACGAAACAAGAAACTATACACTTATCCATACAATTTTAATGAAGTAAGAAATAATTGCGGACAAACATTAATCCAACGCTATGAATTCTCAGAAAATCTTACACCATATTATAACGTCGTTGGTAACATGACAATGCCTGTACAGGAAGTATTGCGCCTTGATAGATACAAGGCTACAGAAACAAGCGGAACAGGGAGAATGGATATGACAGAAACCATCACTCTTGACAGCTTCCCTTTATGTTCGTGGAATGTAGACGCATTTAATGCGTGGGTTGCTCAAAATGCTGTACCGATTACAATTAACGCTATTCCGGCAGCCGTTCAAACTGCTACAGGAATGATTACTGGACAGTCAAGTAATTCAGCACTGGGTAGTGTGCAAAATATATTAACAAGTGCTTACACTGCTAGTATTTCTGCTAATGATGTAAAAGGCAATTACGCTACTAATAATGCACTCTTTGGTAAAGGTCAAGTGTGTTTTGAGGCTCAGCGAAAATCAATTACCGCTGAGTATGCACAAACAATTGATAGTTACTTTGACGCGTTCGGCTACGCTTGTCATAAAACAAAAGTGCCTAATGTGTCTAGCCGTCCTCATTGGAATTACGTTAAAACTGTTGATTGCACAATAGTCGGTCACGCGCCTAGCGACGATATAGCTTTAATAGAAAGTTATTTTAATTCCGGTATTACTTTTTGGAAACATCCTAGTGAAGTTGGCAACTACTCACTTGATAATTCTGTTTAGAAGGGAGGCGTAAGAATGAGTAAAGCTAGAAAAGCTAGAAGAGAGAAACAACGTACAGCATTTGACGATAGTGTTTGTTATCAGCTATACACGTTTGATCAATACTTAGATTTATTTACAGAAATCGCAATTAGTTCGTTTGAATGGGTTGGACTTCCTAGCACTGTTGATGCTCGCTTTATTGAAGTTGGTTTGTACGAAGATAAAGCTATGTTATATTTTAATGATGAAGTAATGGGCAATCTATGCTTGAGAGGTATACTTGGCGGTCAACTTGATGTTTACAACATACCTCTGGATAGAAGGGCTTACGCTTCTAACGGCTATCAGCGTGTGTGCGGAAGAAATGACAGTGTTATCATATGGGACAATATGACCCATTGGTGTTGTAAAGATAAGATGTTGATTTATGCTAAAAGACTTGCTGAACTTGATGCAACCATTGATATTAATTGTAATGCGCAAAGAACACCGATTTTAATTAAAGGTAGTGAACAACAACAACTATCTTTAAAAAATGCTTATAAAGAGTTTGTCGGAAATGAACCGGTTATTTTTGCAAGTAACGATTTCATGGAGGGCGACGGAAGCTCTTTTGGCGTATTCACAACGGGTGCGCCGTATGTGGCAGATAAACTGTATGAATTAAAGGTTAATCTTTGGAATGAAGCTCTAACTTATTTGGGTGTAACAAATATTAGTATTCAGAAAAAAGAGAGAATGATTAAGGATGAAGTACAGAGATTACAAGGCGGTGTAATGGCTAACAGATATTCACGAGAATTCGCAAGACAACAGGCGTGTGAGCAGATAAACAGGATGTTCGGTACACAGATAAGCTGTCACTTCCGTGATGTATTCGAACAAAAGAACGATGGAGAGGAGGATAACGAGGGTGAGTAAATACACAACACAAGTTAGATTTATTTGTGAAACAAGCGCAAATTTAACAGATTCAACAGGGTTCAATAATATCGAAGATGTACTTAACAAATCTTGGAACAAGATTTTTAGCGACTTCCCTATTTTTGACGAACATTATAGACCGGAACTTTGTAAGAAGATTTTAAGGCATTACTACACTAGAGAGATTTGTTGTGAGACTGTAGGAAGATGGAAGTTGTTTCTTAGTGACAAGATGAAAAATATAATGCCGTATTACAATCAACTATATCAGAGCGAATTGCTAACTATTGAACCGTTAGTTAGTGTGAACAGGAGTGTATCGCATGAGGGTAGTGGAAGTGAGACAAAAACCACTAACAGGAATGGAACTAACAGTAGTAATTCAAGAACTGACGGTACTACTAACACATGGAGTTATTACAGCGATACACCACAGGGTGATATTAAAGGACTTGAAAGCAACGACTATTTAACAAACGCTACACATAATAGTGGTACGGATGGTACTAGTAGCACTCTAAACGGTGAAACTAGCGATACTGAGACAGGAACAGGAAATAGAAGCGACAGTTATGTTGATAAAATTTTAGGTTACGAGGGTAACCAATCAGAAATGTTACTAAAGTTTAGGGAAACGTTTCTAAATATTGATATGATGATTATTAATGAGCTTAAAGATTTATTCTTTACAATTTACTAGGAAAGGGTGCATAATATGGACAACTGTGACAGAGATTTTTTTAAGTTTTGGTGCTACAAGGTTTTACCTCTTGTATATGATGACAGCTTAAGCTATTATGAAATTCTGTGCAAAATGGTAACTTATATTAACAATTTGATTGAGACTGACAAAGTACAGAACGATGAAATTAATAAGCTAAAACAGGAAGTGCAAGAGGTGCAAAATTGGATTAACAATTTTGATACAAGTTTTGCTGAAAGCATTATTGCTCAGTATTTGGCAACAATGATTTTTGTTACCATTAGTGACGAGGGGTATATCATTTATACAATTCCAAGAAATTGGGAGAGTATTACTTTCAATACTACAGGATTAGATATTAGTAATAATATTGGTGTAGGTAACTATGACTATGGCCATTTAGTATTAAGCTATTAAGAAAGAGAGGAAATAATATGGATGGATTAATTAACAGACAATACGTTGGTGCTAGATATGTACCAAAACTTATGGGTGAATGGAATAAAAGTTTACAGTATGAAGCGTTGAGTATAGTAACGTATATGGGTAATAGCTTTACAAGCAAAGTGCCAGTGCCTGCAAACGTTGATATTACTAATGAAGTCTATTGGGTTAATACTGGCAATTATAATGCTCAAGTTGATGGATATAGACAAGATGTTAATAATTTATCAAATAAAGTTGACGCTCTGCCTTATGTAACTCCTACAATGTTTGGCGCTAACGGCACTGGTTTAACTGATGATACTGCCGCTATTTTAACCGCTATAGCATATGCAAATACAAATAGAAAAATATTAGTGTTTGATAAAATATTTTTAATAAATAAAGAGCTTACAATAAACAGTGGAGCTAATATTGTTATCGAGGGTACTATTAGCAACTTAAATACATTAATATCTAGTACATCTAATGCAAATATTATAATAGGCGAAAATGGCAGCATAAATATCGTTGGCACAGCTAACGTCACATTTAGAAATATAGGTTTTAGAGGTAGTGGGAAGGGTGTTGGAGATAGTGGTATAAATATAAAAAGTTTTCGCAATACTTTTGATAACTGTACTTTTGACAAATTTAATACAGCTATTTCCGTTGGCAAAGCATTAAATTGGAACGGCGAAAATCGTATCACTAATTGCCTATTTCAAGAATGCACTAACTGTGTAATAGATAATGAGGGTGCAGACTCTTATTTTACTAATAATATTATACACTCACTATGTGACAATTCATTAAAAGGTGTCTTTAGTGGATACGTGATATCGGGAAATCATGATTATTCACTAAACGGTATGACACTGGGTGGATATTGTGAGACAATTACAAGTAACTATTTTGACGGCTATAAAAAACTTACAATTACAGGTAATACAGCCCCTGTTATAGTAGGTAATACCTTTTTAGGCACTAAAAAAGATAGTAGTGAGTGGTGTATAAAATTTACAAATAACATAGTAAATCACGGTAATATTAGTGGAAATATCGTGACTGATAGTTCAAATACAGCTGCTCGAATTAAAGGACTCGTATTTATTGATACTAAAGATGTCAACTATTTTAATCATGTTATTATTGACGGAAATGACGTAAGCCAGTGCGAAAAACTTATAACTGCTAGTGCATATTATAGAGCAAATCAGAAAAACATTCAGCCTATAAACACAACTTATAATAATTTGTCAGCAGTTACGCCCTCAATAAATAGTGTCACGATGAGCATTAATGGTTGTGTAGGGCACTATCACGCAAAAGCTAGTGCAGGCAGTTGGACATATGCAGACATATGTTCATTGTCTGGTACTTTTAATAATTGTTTTAATATTATTAAAACAAAAATAGGTAATAGCGAAGAAATAAAAATCACTACAGATCCCAAAATTTCAGTAGCAAACTATAGCGCATTAACTGAAATAGATATTTTAAGCATTATGGATTTACCTGTGACATTACCTTAAAATTTATTTAATGGTTCAGAGTTATATTACCTCTGAACCATTTTTTCAGTTATGAGCATCGTATTACCAAATTGTAAACAGCGGAAATCATACTTGAGTGTGCGCATAGAAAGTACAGGCTCGTACCTCAAATGGGGTACGAGCTAGTCGACGTTTTTTGAAATGGTATGCCTACT